TTATTCCAAAATATTCGTAAATCTCATCTAGATAGTTCATTGCTATCTTTGACAATGAGTTGATCTTTCCAAAATCGTATTTGCCTTTATACGAAGGGGATGTCTGCTTCTGTGTCATAATCTTCCTCTAAGCTATTTATGTCAGACACGCCGTCTTCTAATTCAAAAGCGGTCTTACCTTCTATAATTTGACCGAACTGGCCTCTCATAGTAATGTTAATGTAATCACTTGGCTGTAAGCCTTCTCCGTGTCGTGCAATGATCGGCACTAGCTTTCTGTTCCCATTCTCAGGGCCATCAGATGCGATCTCTTCGTCCGATTTGTACTTGTATATTGTAAAGTTAGAGCATAGCCAAATAATTCTATCTGAGCCTGAGGCTGTGTCTGTCGATTCTTTACTGATGCCATCCCTGTTTAGCTGAATGAAAGACAGGACTGGAACTTCATACTTTAAAGATAGATTATGTAATGCTGTCATCATGAATCCGAGGACCTGAAATTCCTTCATATCTCCTTTGATTTGAGCAGAGTCCATGAGTTTCAGGTAGTCATAGATAATAACACAGTCATTAGCCTTACCCTTATCATTAAGTCCTACTACGCGACTAATCCATCTTCTTATGATTGCTAGTTGTTCTTCAAATGAAGCCCCTCCTATTGACCTAAAGTAGTAAGGGAGATCGCTAATATCTTTTATCGCATCCTGTACCTTTCTATTGTTCATAGGGTTTTTGGAAAATGCTCCAGTTTCAATATCATTAATCGTGACCTCTGAAAGCATAGCTAGTAGGCGATTTTGATGATCCTCTTTTCTCATTTCTGTATCTAGATTAAGAACAGGTATTCCTTGGCGGGCTATATGTACTCCCATATTGTCAGCTAGTAATGTCTTGCCGGTTTTAGGTCTTGCCCCTATTACATTCACAGTCCCTCTTCTTAATCCTCCGCCGATAGCAAAATCATATCTTGAAAAGCCTGTAGGTATACCTATCTGGTCTACAGGGGTTTCAGACAACCCCTCTACATACTCATGTATATTATCAAACATCATAGTTGGAACATCGTCAGCTCCAGAGACAAGAGACGAGACATTCATTACAGACTCTTCTGCTATGCCCAGTATCTCGGATATTGGTTCATCACCTTTGACATTTGCATATCTCTCTTTTGTCATTTCAAGTTCATCGTACATCATTCGTGCAATCTCCAGCTTTCTAATTTTAGCTGCAAATCTTCGCACGTTCTCTAGAAGTACGGGGAACTTCGTGATAGAAGACATGTGTTGGACTTCTTGATTATTAAAAAAGTCTGCGAGTCCTTTTTCTTTTGCCGCCGACAGCATTGAGGGGACATCTAGGGATGTTGTATCATCTGCCTCAAGGATATGCTTCATACAGGAGTATAGAATGGAGTTTGACTCATCGCAGAACGATGTTTCAGAAACAATATCTGCGACATCATAATACGCCTCTGCTCCGTATCTGAATATTCCGGCGAGGATCGCTCTTTCTGCTGGCAGGTCGCTTAGCATTAACCCTGTCTCCCTGATAAGCATCTATTACAAGTCCATCTTTCCCTGTTGTGAATTTGAGATGGATACATTTTATATTCCCTGTGGCAAGACCTACAATGAATGTCTATTTTAGAAACTTTATTACGACGTCCCTTGAAGGGGTTTTCTTTACTGGAAGCGGAAGCGTCTGCTTCCTCCGCTTGTTTTAACTCTTTCTTTTCGTCACCCGTTAAGCTTATACCTTGCATCATTTCATCAAACTTATTAACAAACTCGGGTCTAGGGTTTTTATTTTTTCTCCCCCCTTTTCCCCGCCTTCTTTTTTTATTGACAGGCTTCTTCTCTTCATCGGGTATTAAGTCTAGTATTTCTTCTTTACTAAACTGGGAAAGTAGTTCTTTAAGTTCTTCTTTATCCATGTCTATTTATTTTCGATCTCTGAAGGTTAATGTATAGGTCACTTAAATTCTTGACAGAAGTAGCTAAGTAGGTAAGTCTGTCAGCCCTCTGCTGGGCATAGGTTTTAATATTGTCTAGCTTGCTTGCATACGCATCTTCTTTAATAGCTTGGTAGTATTGACTATCCCATGAGCCGCTATACTGGGATTCTCTTCCAGATATCATTTTCTTAAGGTTAGAAGATGCCCAGTTGACCCTAGCTGTTTCTCTATTATAAGATCTTTGCAGGTAAAAAGAAAATCCTCCGAGGAGAAGAGCGGCCTCTGCACACTCTTCCACGGTTAGCTTTTCCATTTGCTGTCTAGGCATAGACATGTATTTCTTTACAGACTGGTCGTGAAAGTCCTCAGAGTAGCCACCTATCCCTAGCTTGCCCTCATACTCGTCTAGTACAGAATCGATCTGCTCTAGCCGTTCCTTCGCTGTATCCTTAGTCTCCATTCGTCTATACCTTCATTATATGGTAATTCAATGTATGTAATATTATTATACTCGCACCACTCTTGTTTTCGCCTGTCTTTTTTCCTCTGGTTTGCGAAGTCTTGTGCTGAGGTATGGAAAAGAGAATTAAATTTATAGTGTTGTTGTCCGTGGACTTCTACCGCGAGCTTAAGGGTATTTATATAAAAGTCAAAATATGATTTTTCATATCTAGTCAATGGGGTAAGGACTTCCTCTAACACCTGAACGGTGGGAAAAAGCTCAATGAGCAATTCCCTCGCCGCCAGATGAAGTTTGGAGCGTGGACGCATGTCATTTGCAGTCACAACGTAGCCGCTTAACTTCCACGTATGAACCTCATTGTTTAAATCTCTGATTTTCATATTGACTCCAAGGCTCTTTGTCTCTACAAGACCTTGCAGTTATGAGAGCCAAGCATACTGCTTGAGGTGGTCTTGACACCCCGACGTTTTGCTATCGCATCAACTTCCAGTCATGAACGTCATAACATGCTGTTTCGGGTGCTGATGAGACCCGTGTTTCTCTATAAGTTTCTCTACAGATATTCTACCATGATTTCCACAGGGAACACCAGCCTCAAACATTTTATTCCCAAGAAAGGCAATGTTTTTCGCCGCATTAAAATGAGAAATGTCCTCGTGTTCACATTTAAGGCACTTAAATTCGTCAACTGTTTTTCTATTATCTTTATGAACATACCCACAAGACGAACATCTTCTTGAGGTATTTCTACATGGAACAGCTATAAATGGAACTCCTTGATTCTCGCACATAGTCTGTAGCTGAGGTATAATTTTATCTTGACCAAAAGTGCCCATCTTCTGGCCGGTCTTTACCATGTCTATACAAAGTAAAGCCTTCTTATCTTTGACAACATCTACAATCTTTTTACAGACTTTGGAAATTTCTTTGTTAAAACTCTTGTGCTTGTTCTGTACCCTTCTCCTGAAAGCCGACCTTTGGGAACTTTTTAAATCTCCCTTATTGTTATTGTCGATTATTTTATTTAGCTTTCTAATCTCATCTATATGTTTATAGATCGTCTCATCACCCCTGATTACATCACCCGTGTTAAATACAAGCCAATTATTAAGGCTCTTGTTCAAGTCAAATCCCAGAACTGTCTCTGGTGTATATTGGGCAACGAACGGAACATCAATCGCTATGACAAATTCTTTTTTCTTAACAACTAAGTTACCTGCGTATTTTCCAGACTCCAGCATGTGACCTTTAACGTTATCTGTGTAATTAAGAGTATAGTCTCCAAATACAGTGGGAAATGTGAGCGTCTTTTTCTTAGCATCCAATACAACGCTTCTATCCTTGTACTTGATATCTTTGTTTTTAAATGTTATAGTAGGAACCTTGTCGTTTGAATTACGTTTATAGTATCCTGCAAATCTCTCAAGCACATAACCAACGATATTCCTCTCAAGACTTTTCCTTTTCTCTTTGATGGGATACTTATCTAAGATAAATTGAATCGTATCTCTATATCTAGCCCTTGTGAGAGCGTCTTCTTTACTGGCGGAGTAATCCATTGTCACATATTGCTCTTTTCCCATAGAGTGGATATCAAGCATTTTACCAGATAGTAATTCCGATCTGATATGATTAGATAGGTCGTTCAAGAGAGAGTTTGTGAGACTAAGCATCTCTTCGAATTCGGACGTATATTGAAGTCCGTAAAATTTTACATTTCGTATAAAAGATTCCATCTTTCTACTCCTTAAAATAAGTTTTGAATAATAAAAGGTCCTTTTGTCTCAACACTCGCTTCGCAGATAGGAAGGACTAGAAACCTACTGGATGAGGTGCGAATGAAACCCCGACTTTTGTTCTCTCATACATTTGCAGCTAAGAAGTCTAACTTACTGCTTAAGGCATGTATGAAGCCTCTGATTCGTACATAATTGATATACTGGGCGTTACAAGAGTTATTCTCTTCTGCTTAAGTGTAACCATGAAATCCTCAGCTAGCATCTCCATGAACTCTTCGATGATCTCTGGGTCTGTTTTGGCTCTTGGGTAATTGATGACTGCTATTTCCCACCCATCTTCTATATACTTGGGGGCACAAACAAATGTGGTCTTTGTGACCCTGACTGGCACAGGCTTTCCAAAAGCTGTCTGTACTCGGTGGATTTCTTGGAATAGTTTAGGTTCATAAATAAAAGCTTTAGAGTCTTCGTAGATAGATCCAATATATAGTCTACATTCAAACGTTCCAAGAACTTTAGTCTTCATGATTCTCAATTCCTACCATAGAAAATACTTCGTTTAAAAACATCTTATACTCTTCTGGGTGTTCGTCTAAATACTTAGCTAGATTTGCCTTCCCTTGAATTTTTTCTCCATTGGGAAGCTTCAGCCAAGCTCCGGCTTTGGAAACAAGTCCAAAGTCTATCATAAGGTCAGCGAGCTCCATTTCCTTCCATATCCCTCTTCCATATCTAATGTGGCTTTCTACCTTTTGCCCCGGAGGACCTATGGCGGAAGTTGTGATCTGCCAGTGTATTGTCTGACCAATCTGAGTGTCTCCCTGCATTAGAGGAACCGAGTGGCTCGCATGTAGCTTCACATCAACCTGATACTTCAAGGCACTCCCTGATTTTTCAATTTTTGCCTTGCCTCTTCCGAACCTTTGTAAGTTTGCCATCAGGTGAGTGATACCTATTACGGTTACTCGATTGATTGGGAGAACATTGGAGATTCGTCTGCAAAACTTTGCTAAAACCTTTTGAACACTCATTACCTGCATGTCCGAAAGATCTCCTGTGAGCTCTGCTTCACTAGACAGCGCTGAGAAAGAGTCTACCACAGCTAAAGATCCGGGTTGTGTGTGGACAATGTTATCAATGATGCTAAGATATTTTTCAGCAGACAGAATATTTCCTTCTGTAGAGCCGATGATCTGCATCTTTTCTGAGTCAAGATCTAAATCTATAATGCCTTCTAGGTCTCGTCTTTTTAGGCGACCCTCTATGTTAGCGTAGTAAACCTTACGCTGATAGTGCTTCTGCGCGTTTGCACAAAACGTGAGCGCAGTTACTGTCTTCCCTACCTTCTCAGGGCCGGTCATTATAAACAACGAACCCTCAGGCACTCCTCCTCCCAGAGCTATATCTAATTTGGGTCCAACAGATAGAATTTCCAGAGGTCTATCTATAATGGAAGAGGGGTCATGAAGAACATCACCATATTCTTTGACAATGTCTTTATTCATCCAAATCCCTTAACTTAGAAATAATTGATTTCTGGTTATTGTTTGTCTTATGTTTGACTTCTTCTGAGTCTTTAATATTATACTCTGTGTTTTGTGTTCTCTCAACTTTTTCTTTTTCTTTTTCTTCAATAACTTGCTTTAACCTTGGAGCTCTTAAAGAATAGGTAGACCAACAACGATTATCTTTCAATGCTGCAATAACAACATCTTCACCATGTGATTTTATAAGCTTGTTTGCAAGAGTGATCTGGTACTTATAATATTTGCACCAATCCTTAATCTCCCAAAACTTTATCGGGAGCTCCTTCTTGTCTACACGAGCTTTTTTCTCGCAGATCAATTCTGTTATATATTGAGAAGCAGAAACCCATCCTTCAGGTGAATATCGGGATGGGTATCTACTTTTTTCCGTCCTATTTTTTGCCATTATTTAATCTTATGTAATGCAGGGTTTCTTTCTCGTGCTTGTTGACCTTTCTTTCTCATCTCATCCACTCTCTGAGATGTAGCCTCTGTCATTATAGCAACGCCTTCTCTTCCATTGGCTGTCTTTGTAATATTAGTATCTTTTGATTCTTGTTCATATTCTTCAAGGTAAGATTCTACCAATAAAATATCTCTTGATAAAGACTTTGCGATATCTCCAGTAGACATTCCATTAGTAGACATTCCCTGAATAGCATACTTTTCTGCATCCGTTAGCTTTTTGGCATTTGATAACTTACCCATTATTACTCTCTTTCTGCGTTGTTTAACCAAGCAACATTTCTAGTTTTTAAAAATTTAATATACTTATTAAATACTTCTTGAGTGGTTTCTTTATATTCCCACTCTGGCTTTCCTGCATGACGAAGCTGTTTCTTGGCAGTACCCTCTGAGTACAGTCCTATTGGATTAAAAAGCTTGCCGTGACGACCCCTTTTAACATAGTATTTAGACCTTTGACCTACAGTAACTTTCTTAGCAAAAGCTTTATAGCTATCTTGATCGTCTTCATCTAATCTGGGATAACCCTCGTCATCTACGAAGGATTGCTTTCCTTTGATCGTAAAAACATCAGCAACACTTTGGTTGGAATCGGATTTGTTTTTATCTATTTTAAATTCCATTATCTATTTTTCTTTCTCTTTTTCTTTTTAGATGTATTTTTTGTCCACTTAGGAGGGTCTTTTGGTCTGTCCATCTTGGACATGTTCTCATTAAGTTTTTCGGATAGAGTATCTCTCGTCTTGGTCTTCTGATTCCTTATCATCTCCTCAACTTTATTCTTTCCGAGTTTCTTGCTTTGTTTATCGGCGTAGTGACCTAGTGTCTTTACCTCTGTAAGAGATAGCTTTATAGAGCTATAGAAATCATCTTCTTCAAAATCTCGATGGACAGTTTTTATCTTTTTACAAGAAGGACATTTACGTCTGTCCTTATATTTTGATCGGTCACAAAAGATTGACCACCTGTGTTCACAATTATCACATGCGTAGCTGTATTCTGGCATATCCAACCCTAACTATAGTATAAAGCTCTATACTATTGTACCTTGAAAACGGCGACTAAGAGTGTAATTTTTTAAGAATTTTTGCAACAATATCACTACGAATAATGTCACAGTAATCGAGCTCACAGACAGAAACTCCGTCGATATCATATAGCTCGTCCATGCAGGTTAAGAGACCCCCGCTTTGGCTTCCTAGATCGGACTGTTTTAGATCGCCGTTGATCACAGCTTTAGAATTTCTACCTATACGAGTGATGAACATTTTTATTTGTTCAAAGGTGGCGTTTTGAGATTCATCTAAGATCATGAAACATTCATGAAAGTTCCTTCCTCTCATATATTCAAGAGGGCAGAGTTCAATAATTCCTTCTTCTCTAAAGTTCTCGACTCTAGCTTTAGTAAGATACATATTCATCTCCTCTAGAATAGGAATGAGATATGGATTTATCTTTTCTACTAATGTTCCGGGGAGATGACCAAGACCTCTTCCAGATTCAACAACCGGACGAGTTATAATAATCCTCTTTACTTTTTCTTCCATCAGGTATTCGCATGCTAGTCCAACTGCAACACTAGTTTTGCCTGACCCTGCTGGACCAGAACAGAAGGTAACATCCGCCTCCTCCATTGAATCAATGTATAATTCCTGATTATCTGTTTTGGCCTTAAGTTTTTTCCTTCTCTGAATTATGGTATTGCTAGAGGGACGTTTTCTTTTTCTTGCCATTAACAGCCTGATCCTGAAGTAAAGTAAATCTCTGGTATCCAGTCTTGGGCAAAGACAGGCGCGTATCCTGTGGCTACGCAATCCCCAGTTAAAGGTGGACAGCCAGTAAAGCTGACAGCATATCCCCATGTACAGTCGAGAGAGTCTGGCGAACTAGTTGCGTCACCAGATATTTTATCCATAATTTTCCAACCTAGGGTGAGGATGTCACAACCGCTCGTGGCGGTACCGCAATCAAAGTGTCTCTGAACTCCGTTTTCTTCTATATTTCCAGTTGGTTGAGTCGCCGCACAGTCACAGCATGTGCCAGAACTCGACAATACCCAGTCTCCAAGATCGGGGCCAAAACCACCGCCCGTTTTACTGAATGTCCACTCACAAATGCTGGAATCAATACCACCACACCCTGTGGAGAATGGTTCGGTTGAGGTGTGGCCTCGACCATCGCCACTTGCGGTAAAATCTATATCGAAGGCTCCTGAGAAACCGCCGAACGAATTATTATAGCCACTAACTACAGCGGCTGTGAGAGTGACGTAATGTCCTACTTCAAACAGTGAATCTCCAATGGAACATCCTGTTGAGCAGCTAGCATCATCCGTACAGATTGCTCCTGAGGATAAATAGAATTCTGGTATAAAGAGCGCGTATGGACTACTGAAGTTAGGCGCCATTCCTGTGGCAGAGCACGTATGTGGGCTGCCTCCGCTGCATGGTGCGCAGCCAGTGAATTCGATTTGATATCCCCATGTGCAATCGTAGGTCTCCCTCCAACTAAAGGCATCACCATATTCTCTCCTTGTAACTTTCCAGCTGTTGCCGCTGGCGTTGCAGCCTGAAACTGGAGAGTCAGTCCACTGGAATCCGCTACCATTGGCAGCTCCAGATTGTGCAAGGTCATATAATTCCCATTCGAGCCATGAGCTACCATCATACGGCAAGCCAACCACGTGTTGATCGACGTCAACATAGTCCCCTACACTAAACAATGGAGCTCCCGAGGTGCAAGAACATGCACCAGTGCAGGAAGCATAGTTAACATGGTCGTAAATATTGAGATTGGGGACGGAAGTGGCGTTGGAATAAAATAGATTTCTGTCTGTAATTGTAAGAGCGTCACCTGAAGGACACCATGCCAAGCTCTCATAAGGATCGGGGTGCCAAGGCTTTGAAGGGATATCACCTTGTGGACATCTTGATATTCGTTTTACTGGGATATTCCATGCACATTCTGTTTCGTTCCAAGAGGGTTCACTTCCTGAACATATTGCTAAGCCTACTTCGGCCAGTCCAGACGCAATCTGTCGGTCTAAAGCATCTTCTGCTACGCAGCCGGATACAAAAACCTTGTGGTTGACATCATCTAAATTTACGGCAGCATTCCACTCTGTAAGGAATTGTGCTCCTCTCCTGTAGCGACGAAGACAATCACAAGGATCATCTGATGTATTTATTGCAATACTATCCACTTCTGTTAATACGTTGACCTGCGTGGTCGCGTTTCCATCTGAATCTAAATTGATCGTATCACAGCAGCAACCAAATAACTTTCCTGAATTGAAAACTTCGTTGCGAGTGCCGTCTGCATTGCAGCGAGCCCCTTCCCAGAACCACTCTGCATGGCCTGACATATCTACATCTATAAGAGGATGATCTAAATTGCACCACTCTTTGTTCTTTATACCGGCAAGACTTGTTCCAACATAATAAAGAAGATGACCAAATGTCTTACCGCCAAGGGCCTCTCCACTTACTCCCCCTGAGAGTGCAATTGCCGTTTCGCAATTACAATATTTACTGGGGTCTCTCCTTCTCTGTGGAAACCCATCTATCCTAGGGTTGTCGTATATGGAGACAAGAGGTGTTTTAACAGCAATGCCTTTGAAAATCTC